AACGAAAACGAAAAAACAAAGAACAAAACGATTAGCCGAGAGCAGATTATTTTATGGTCATACGAAGCGGGGTTCCCGACAAACTATGCACGTAACGAGATAGCACGCTTTGAAACATTTGCACGCCTTGTGCAGAAACACTTAGAAAGGGATTACAAATGAGCATTGAAACAGTAAACATCAACAAAGAAAAACCAAGCCTGATGATTGCAACACCTATGTATGGTGGTATGTGTACAGGTAACTTTATGGTTGGTGTATTACAGACTATAAACAAGATGCAGTCTATCGGGGTGCAAGTCTACTTCGTACAGATGGGCAACGAGTCTTTAATTACCCGTGCTCGTAACGAACTAACACGTATCTTCTTAGAGAAAAACTTTGATTACTTGATGTTTATTGATGCTGACATTGGCTTTGATGGGCAAGCAGTTGCTCAGTTGATGGCGGCGGATAAAGATATTGCTTGTGGTATTTACCCCAAAAAAGAAGTTGATTGGGTTGCAGTTGAGAAGGCTGTGGCATTAGGCAAAACTACAGGATTAAAAGATTACTCAGGCGCTTTTGTGTTGAACTTCGCACATGAGCTAGGTCAAGAGCTACATACAGACCCGTCAGGTTGTATTGAGGTACGTCACGGTGGTACAGGCTTCATGCTAATTAAGCGTAAAGTGTTTGATGATTTAGCCGACAAGGTTCCTACATACAGACCAAGCACAGTTAAAGATGCTAGCGGTAACTACCTCAAGCCCGAAGTAAAAGAATACTTTGCTACAAGTATTGACGAAAGCGGTTGCTTGTTATCTGAAGACTACCATTTCTGTGAGTTGTTCCGTAAGAACGGCGGTAAGATATACGCCAACCCATTCATTAAATTAGACCACGTAGGTACGTATGTGTATGGTGGTGACATCATCAAAGCGGGTGGTAATCTTAAATGATTAAAGTTTATGATGGCTTAGTAAGTCCTGATTACATTGAGCGTATTAACTCGTTTATCCAAGGTTCTTATTTTAAAATTGGTAATCAAGATGGCGATATGTTAGGTACGGCGACACATCAATATGTATATTCTGAGTATTCAGAAAACGACCTAAAGCTTAGCGGGTTTGTTGATGCCATACAAGGGACTGAAGTTGGTGACTTATATAACCGTAGCAAATGGGTTAGGACTGTAGCCAATTTATCAACACCATCAGATTCTAATTTTTTACACACGCATTTTGGGTGCAAAGTAATTTTGTATTACGTTAATAATCTTTGGGAAACAAATTGGGGTGGTGAAACAGTTTTTTACAACAATGCAAAGACTGAAGTAATAAAGTCTGTAAATTTAGTTCCGGGGAGAATAGCTGTGTTTGACGGCAACATACTGCACTCCATTCGCCCACAACAATCCATAGCACCGCATTATCGGTTCACTATGGGTATATCTGTCAAGGAATAAATATGTTTTGGAATAAACCAAAAATAACTTTTGATTGCCTAGTTCCAGGGGTTGAGCGCATCATGCCTATGATTCCCGCAAAAGAATTAAAGCACCCTTGGGTACATAGAGCACAACAAGAACTTTCTGCGATGCGTAAAAGCTCTGCATGGGGTAAAGAAAAATTAGTACACACTGCTAAATGCCCCGGAATTTTTAATTTACAAAGGCACGGTTGGGTAATGCGCACTTGGCAAGACATCACTATTGAAACATACGGCGATGGAAAAACGTTTAACTGGACTACGCCTATTGACCAAAAAAAATTGAGCTCAATTGCTAATGACTACATAGGCTCACATCCCGAAATACAACTAGCTAACTTCATGGAGCATTGGAGACCCGATACGTTACGTACGTTGATAAAAGTACAATCACCTTGGCGTTGCACAGTGCCTAAAGGCTATCACTTATTGGAAATGCCGATTCCATACCTAGATGAAGATAGGTTTACTACGGTTCAAGGGTTCTTTAGCAGAGAGCAAGGGATAGCGCAGATGAATCCACAGCTTTTGTGGCATGTACCTATTGGTAAAACTTTGATTAAAGCAGGGACGCCCATAGCTCAATACATACTTGTGCCTAAAGATAATTTTGATATGAGCATGAAGGTTGAAGGCACAACTAATGAGCACGAGTTCTTTGAATTAGCAAACAGCTTTAGGTTCGTAAAAAGTTATGGCGAAGTTAAACGGTTATTTGGAGAAACAAAATGAGCCTACCTGAAATACATTTAGCAACAGACGGAGACCTGAACTATGCTCTATTTAAGCATAACGATATTGTTAGCAATGGCGTGCGTAATGGTGGTTACGAAAAAGAACTTCAAGAATTATCAACGAAACTTTTGGCTGGGTACACTGATGGTATCGTTCTTGATATCGGTGCTAATTTGGGGAGTTATGTTGTACCACTCGCAAAGCAACACCCTCAACTACAATTTGAGGTCTTTGAACCACAGCGTATTGTTTACTACCAACTATGTGCCAACATATTCTTAAACCGATTAAGTAATGTGTACGCACATAACGTAGGACTGAGTAACGAACAGCGCATAACCAACTACGTGTTGCCAAACTATGCGGAAGAAACAAACATCGGTGCGTTCAGTATTGATTTCGATACTCGCCTTAAGGACTATGAGGTTAAGTCTGAAGGTGTTACTGAGCGCATGATTATTATTCCGCTTGACTCAATGCAGTATGAGAAGGTTCGGCTAATTAAGATTGACGTAGAGGGGCATGAGCTACAGGTACTTCAGGGTGCAGAACACACTCTCCGTGAGAACAACTACCCACCGATTATCTTTGAGGCATGGACTTGGAAGTTCCCTGAGAAGCGTCAAGCAGTATTGGCTCACTTAGAAAACCTAGGGTATACCATTACTGAGCTTGGACAAAACAATTTGGCGGTTAAAAAATGACGAAAGACGAAATGGATATGATATTAAGACAAGCTGGTATTGACCCCGCAGTTGTGCCAAAATATGAGGTATTACCTGACGGAACCGTCTATTTTTACACAAAACAGGAGGATAAAGATGCCCTACGTGAACAAACCCCGCCCGTACAAGAAAGAATATCAACAGCAAAAGGCTCGAAATGAACAGCCTTCACGGAACGCCAGAGAACGTGCAAGGTACGCCGTTGACAAAGATGGGGTCGACGCCAACAACAATGGAAAGGCAGACCGACGTGAGGGTAAAGACATCGACCACGTCATCCCACTATCCAAAGGCGGAACTAATTCTAAATCAAATCTTAAAGTACGAGCATCAAAGAGCAACCGTTCGTTCTCAAGGAACTCAGACCATACAGTCAAAGTTAACAGGCCTAAAAAATCTGCCAAGTGAGGCAGTATGAAAATATTAAATAATAACCAATTACTTATAACAACAAGGCGCCCACAATTAATAACTGAGTGCATACCAAAAAGCAAAATTATTGATTCTAATGGTGACTTGTACATGGTCGCCGTTCATTGGGGCTTAGACGAAGCTCAAACCTTGGCTAAACTTAAAGTCAAGAAGGTACCATCCCCAATCATGCGTGACTATAAGTGGCCTGGTGTTTTCCCACCAATGGCACACCAAAAAGATACTGCGGCATTCTTAACTCTTAATCAACGTGCATTCTGTTTTAACGAACAAGGTACAGGTAAGACGGCGTCTGCTATATGGGCGGCTGATTACTTGTTAAACATAGGTAAGATAAAGCGAGTGCTTATCATATGCCCGCTATCTATCATGCAATCAGCATGGCAGGCAGACTTGTTTAAGTTTGCAGTGCACCGCCGTGTAGGTGTGGCATACGGAGAGAAGCGCAAGCGCCAAGCGGTTATAGGTAACGATGCCGATTTTATTATTATTAACTACGACGGTATTGAGATTGTTGCCGAGGACATAGCCCGTAATAAGTTTGACTTGATTATTATTGACGAAGCCAATGCTTACAAAACTCCTACAACAAAGCGCTGGAAAACACTTAACAGACTAATTACTCCAAACACTTGGGTATGGATGATGACAGGTACACCTGCGGCACAGAGCCCTACAGATGCTTACGGCTTGGCTAAGATGTGCGTGCCTGAGAAAGTAGACCGTTTCTTTGGTTCTTTCCGTGACCGAGTCATGGTTAATGTAAGTAAGTTTCGCTGGTTGCCAAGACCAAACGCAGACCAAATAGTATTTGAATCTTTACAACCCGCCATTCGCTTTACTAAAGAAGAATGCTTAGACCTACCGGAGATAACCCATGTGTTTCGGGACGCCCCCCTTACTGCGCAACAGGAGAAATACTACAAAGTCCTCAAGAAAGATATGCTCATGGTGGCAGGAGGTGAAGAGATTAGTACTGTTAACGCCGCAACTAATCTTAATAAACTGCTTCAAATTTCTGGTGGCGCTGTGTATTCTGATAACGGCAGCGTTATTGAGTTTGATGTTTCTAATCGCTTACGTGTTATCCAAGAAGTAATAGAAGAAGCAAGCCATAAAGTTCTTGTCTTTGTTCCGTTCACGCATACAATAGAACTACTCAAAGCGCATTTGAGAGGGGCAGGTATTCCCTGTGAAGTTATCAACGGTGCCGTGCCTGTTCACAAACGTACTGAAATATTTAAAGATTTTCAAGAAACAGAAAATATCAAGGTACTTATAATACAACCCCAGGCAGCTGCACACGGAGTCACACTAACTGCTGCTAACGTAATCATTTGGTATTCACCAGTAACATCTATTGAGACTTACCTGCAGGCTAACGCCCGTATTGACCGTAATGGTCAGAAGAACACAATGACTGTTGTGCACATTAAGGGTAGTCCCGTAGAGACACGGTTATACGGAATGTTGCAAAATAAACTAGATGTACACACAAAAATAATTGACCTGTACAATAACGAAATAAATACTTGACAAGGTCAAGTTCTTGCACTAATATAAATAAAACACTCACAACCTAAGGAAACCAAAAATGGCAGATGATATTTCTGTAGATAAACTAGTCTCCGTCTTTATTAAGATACGAGACACACGTGATGAAGAAGAGCGTGCATGGGAAGCCAAGAAAGCTGACTACACAGAACAGCTAGAGCTTATCAATCAACAATTACTTGAGATTTGTAAAAGTACTGATGCCGATAGTATTCGTACTGCGCATGGCACAGTAATCCGTTCGGTTAAATCTCGTTACTGGACTAACGACTGGGAGCATTTCCACAAGTTTATGTTGGAGTGGGAAGCACCTGAGTTATTAGAGAAGCGTATACATCAAAGCAACATGAAACAGTTTTTAGAAGACAACCCCGGTACACTGCCAGCCGGTTTAAATATGGACAGTGCGTACTCAATCACAGTAAGGAGAAGTAAATGAGTGAAT